ATAGCCGCCGTACTGGGCCACCTCAGCGGTGATGGTGGTTACGTTGAGGCTCTGCCCGTCGGGAGTCACGCCCTCGGTCAGGGGGGTGAGCAGCTTGGGCAGGGGGCTGTACTTGCGGAACTCAATGATTTTGCCGCCATTCTTGGGGATGGGATGCTTCTGGCCGAACTGGTCATGGACCAGCTTGGGTACAGCGTTATCGATCAGATAGTCGCTGTAGTAGACCTTCATCTCATCGCTGAGGCCGTCGGTCTGGGTGGTCTGGGTGTTCAGCTCCGCGAACAGCTGGAGATCCCACGCCAGACTGGTGTCGTTGTAAAAGTTGTAACGCATTGGTCATTCCCCTTTCGTGATGTCCAGGGGAGAGGACGGGGGTGATGTCACGCCCGGGTCTTCAGCGCCTACAGACGCTTCTCAGAACCGTATCTTCTCCCCTCGTTGTGCGCGGCGCGCGATCTCCGCCCGGTCTTCCCGGGACAGGGAGTGCACGTCGTTCTTGACGATCACGGCGCTCTGAGAGGACGTTCCGTTTTCAATGGGTCTTGCCGCCCTGCGCTGGATGTTTGCCTTCATCCGTTCCCCGGCGGTTTGTGCGGCGGCTCTGGCAGCGCTCTCCTTGATTTCGTCCATGTGCATCAGCTCATAGGCTTTTTGCACCGGAACGCCGGAGCGCAGCAGCCCGAGAAAGTCCCTGTTGGCGGCCTCTGCGCGGAAGTCAAAGGTGGGATAGAGCTCTTTGACCTTCTTCCCTTCCTCGTCCCACCGAGCCAGCTGCTGCTGTGCCTGCTGCTCTCCCATCAACCTCTGGTTGGCCTGCCGAAGCTGGGCCACTTCCATCTGAAGTTTCTGGTTGGCGCGGAACTGTTCCACCGTCACGCCCGCCTTCTCGGCGGCTCCTTCCCAGATCTTGTCGTCCTGCTCAATTGCGGTCTGGAGCTTTCCCATGTCCCCGTCGGCAATGCCGTACCGCTGCATCAGCATGTCCAGCACCGGCTTTTGGGCGGCAATGGCCTGCTCCATTTCCTTTGCCTCCCGGTGCCTGCGGTTAAAGGCCGTCTGGAACTTCTCGGCGTAGATGTCTTTGTACTCCCCGTCGATCAGCTCCTCAAAGGCTTTCCGCTTGGCCTCGAGAGTGTCCGAGGTGGTGCTCACCCCGGATTTGGACGCGCCCTGTCCGGTTCCCCCCCCGGCGTCGGAGGGTGTGGCCTCAGCTCCCGGAGCGTCCTCCTGAATGCCATACACCACAGTTTGTTCGCCCGATCTGGAGCGGCGGCTGCCTCCGCTCCTGCCCTTGACCTCAGCCTTTGGCGCTGTGCCGTTCCCATCTTGCGGCGCCCCTTCACTCCCAGTGGCCGGGGCGGCTGCTGCTGCGCCGTCAAACAGGTGCAAGTCGATGAACGGCAGATAAATGATTTTTTGCATGGTATCCATGCTCCTTTCTCACGGTCTTTCCCGAGAGTCACCCGCCCAGTGCGGGATATGTGAGATTTCCACATGCTGTGGATAGTTTTTTTCTGCGATACAAAGCCCGATGAAGGCCATTTCAAAAGCCCGGGCCACCCAAGCCCCGCCGACGCAGTGCACGCGCACATTCCCCGGCTCGGCGAATATGTCCAGATAATCCGCCTCTTCCCGATATGTCTCCATATAGGTGGCCAGCGCCCCTGTTACAGCCGATACCGCCGCACACACGATGTCATGCCCTGGCTCACCGTAGCCTGCATGGCCTTCCGCGGTAAGCAGATGCTCCCCCGCTCCCTCCCGATACACGACTCTGGTCATCCCTGATCCATGTCGGGCTTAGCTCTGGCGGCCAGCCGCTCCCCATAGGATGTCATCGTTTCCCCCTGTGCGTTTTTCTGGGCTCTGCCCATGCTTCTTCCGTCTGTGTGTCCCTCGCGGCCCACTTGTGGAGGCGGTGCACCCTGGCCCTGAGTCAGGCCAAGAACGTCCTGTCCGGTGAGTTTGTAGACAATCAGTCCAAGCTTGTTCATCTGCTGCTGCATGGCCATCATCTGATTGAGAAGAGTTTGCCCCTGCTGTACTTTTTCTTTGACCTTCTCTTCTCCATCAAAGTCCATCAAATCCAGCGCGGTCAAACTTTGCTCTGCAAGCTGCGGGTTGAAAAAGCCCAGCTGGTAGAGCTCTTTTGCCAGCTCATTTTGCGCCATCTTTGAATATGGACTGCGTTTCTGCGGCCTGACTATGATATCGAACACAGGGACCCGGATCGCCGCTTCGTGGCCCTGTTCAAATTCTTGTGCCGGATAAGCCAGCGGTAGCGGCTGGCCTCGTATGTCGTGGTTGTCAAACGTGATGTACTCATAACCGCCCGTGTCGCCGGTAATTCGGAAAGTTCTCGCTTCGTCGTAGAACTGACGCATCAGCTCAATAGCCAAATAACACTCCTGGGTGAAGGATCTGTAGCTGGCCGCTATCATATCCCGGCTTGTCTTGTTGCCCGCCTCCTGCAGAGCCGCAATGGCCGCCGCCGCTGTCACGCCACCAGAGGAGCTGCCCTGGCTGACATCCCGGTTGGAGGACGTCTCCTTCAGCTCATCGATCTTCATTTGAAGCACGTTGAGCACGTTGCCCCCCACCTGCTGCACTTGGAGGGGCTGGATATTGTTGATGTCCCCCTCGTAGTAGACCACCGGCTTTGTCCAATCCAGGAACTCAGCCTCATTGATCCCCGTGCCCTTCTTCACAAAGTACCGTACCTTTGCGCTCATGATGCTGTTCTCCAAAATGACCTGAGACATCTTGTCGATATACAGCTGGGGAGATTTCATCACCGCAATGTAGCCAAAGCCCACCGGAGTCCCCTCCTCGGGGAACAGCACATCCAGCTCCACCGGATACTGCCCGTGGTCATAGAACCCATTTGGATACCTGTCCGGCTCGTTCTCGCTGGCAAACAGCACCTCGCTGCCCGCAAACTTGCAGAAGTGGAGGATGGTCCGACCCTCTGGCGTCCTCTTTTTGTAGTACCAGTCCACCACCAAACTCTTTTCAGTGACGTCGACCTTGTCGTCGTGAACGTATTCCTTCACGTCGATGACTTGGCCTCCCAGTTTGCCCTTCAGCTGTGGGTACTCCTGCTCCAGCAGGTCGTTGTCCCGAAGATCCACCACAAATAGGTTCCGGGACTTTTGGACGTCTGTGATCCCCGGCTCCCAGAAGAGGCTAAGGATATCCATGAACCGAATGTCGATGTCACCCAGTCCATTTTCCAGCTCTGTGTTCCAGAACACGCCCTTCGCCACCACGCCGTGCTTCAGCTTGTACCATCCCGCACGATCATAGGTTTGCTCGTAGTGGCTCCTATCAAAAACCACCGGAAGAATAGCGGACAGGGTTTGGGCATCTTTCTCGTCCTGCATCTCTCTTGGCAGAACATTGGGCTCGGGGTAGTTGTCCATGATGTCCGCGTGCTTGTTGGCCAAAGAGTTGAACAGCCACGCCGACGTGGGCTCAGGCCGCTCCTCCTCCCCCTGCATCTGGGCCGACTGCTTTCCCCGGATGACATCCCAGTGGCGCAGCTTCCACCACCGCTCCTCCTCCACGATACGGGCCTCCAGATTGGCCTTGCCCGCCTTGTAGTCCTTGAGGGTCTGGATGGCCTTCTCAATGGCCTTGCGGTCGATGGGCTGCCTGCCCTCCCCGAAGCTGACGGCCTCCACGTTGTCCCCCTCATTGGGCGTGGCCGTGTCCCTCTGCCTACCCAGCATCACCTGCATAGCCTGGGGCAGATAGTCCCGGATGGTCTTGCCCTTGGCGTTGGGGGTGTCCATATTGGGCTGCATCCTCTCGCCTCCTTAGTACTTTCTATAAAATGCGTACCGGTCCACCGGCTCGTCTTCACTCAGCGGGTCGAACACCTTTGGCCGCCGCTCCTTAACCGGAATTGGCTTCATGGGGTTTGCCATGCACAGATAGCGGACCTCGTCGGCCACATGGTCCTCCTGCTTGGTGTCCACGTCCTCTGGCTTATGCTCGTCATAGGACAGCAGGGGGATGGTCCTGATAAACGCCTTGCAGTTGGAGAAGACATACATCATTGGTAGCCCGTCCTCGTCGAACTGAAGGCGGTAGTGGACCTG